GCCACGGAAATCATCGGCCGCCCCGCCCCGCTGTCTTCCGCCCCGCTCTCGGGCAGGACGGCGGTGGAGCGGATCCTCGGCAGCCAGATTTCCTGTCGCTTGTCGTGCGCGAAGAAGAACGTTTCGGGCGCGTTCGCGGCGAAGGCCTCGAACTGGACGGCGTCGTTCAGGAAGATCACGGGCCCGTCGCATTCGACGAGGTTCTCGAACCGGAACCGCGTGGGCCCCTTGCCGACGATGGTGAACCGCTGGCCCTCGTACCGCCGGAGGTACGCATCGACAGCGAGCGGCGCCAGGCCGCTCGCCGCGCAGGCGACGGGTTGTCTCGTCCCTGTCGTCACTGTCCGATTCGTTTCTCTGCCTTGATCCGTCCGATGATCACGACGACGAACCCGACGATCTCGCCGACGCCGCCGACGATTCTGAGCACCGCATTCCCGGCCGCCTCCTGCTCTTCCGGCGTCACGGCGACGCCGAACACAAGCAGTCCCGACGCCACCAGCGTGATCACCGCGCCCCAGAACGTCTTGCTCTCGAGCAGCCTCTTTGACCCGTTCACTGTCCGTCTCCTTCCTCATCGGGCCTGTCGTGCTGCCCCGCCGCGTGCAGGGCATCCGTGTCGGCCTCGTTTTCCGCTTTCGCCGCCGCCATCTGCTCCGGCGTCGGATCCACCCCCGCGTTCACAAAGTTCTCCACCAGTTGCACCGCCGGCGCCGCGATCAGGTTCGCCAGCCACAGCGCCTGCAGGAGTTCGGTACCGCTCATGGCACTTCTCCTTTCGCCTTCTGGGCGTCATACCACTGCTTGCCCTGCATTTGCTTGGTAACCAGCTCCAACAGGATCCGGTTCCATTCTCTCACGACGACCGCCGTCGGCTGCCCCAGCTCGATCGCCGCCTCCCAGCGGGCGAGCATCTCCATGGCCGCGTCGGCGGCATCGTCGATCGTCTCGCCCTGGGACTTCGTGAAGGCGCCCATGGTGCGATACATCGTGATCGCCTTCGCCGCTGCGGAATAGGCCGTGCGGGCGGCCAGCAGGTCCTGCTTCGGCGTCGTCGGCCACCAGGAGGGCTTGACGGTGCAGCCGGCCGCGCTGGTCAGCAGCATCGCCGTCATCATCCATCGCACGAGTTTCATCTTTCCGCCTGTCCTTCTCCCCCTCCGGTGTCGTTGTCAGCCCTGGGCGACGGCCAGCACGATCTGCACCACGACCAGGACGATGCCCACGCCGATCGGGATGTACTTCACCGCCGCTTCGAGCGACGCCATCCGGTGGACCATGCTGTCTTTCACGTTGCCGTTGCCGTGGAGCGTCTTGTGCATCTCCTGCACCTGCCTGGCCATCTGTCTGCATTCCGGAAGCATCCCGTCACACATGGTTCATCTCCCGTTACGCCACCAGCAGGCCGGCGCCCTCCGGGCGTTTGATGTCGAGTTTCGCGTGTCCCGTTCCGCTGCCGTTGCGGGCCCGGACGCGGACGATCACTTCCTGGTATCCGCTGCCGCTGTTGACGTGGGTGGCGGCGAGCTTCTCCCAGGTGTCGGCGTCGGCCGTCATCGCATCGGCCGCCAGCGTCGTGTACCCCGTCCGCGTCGGCTCGTGCGGATACAGGTCGAACGGGTCGTCGTCGGGCTCGATCAGTTCCAGCGTGAACTCCGCGTCCATCGCCTGGGCCTTCTGTGCCCAGCAGGTCGCGTTGACCCGTTCGCCGGGCCCCAGCAGGACCCGCTCGTCCCAGTACAGCGGACACGCGTTGTCCGTGAAGGTCCACTCGTCGGCCTCGCTCGGCCCGCCGGCCGGCGGCGTCGAGTCGGTCTTGATCGACCCGCACGTCATCCGCTTGTATCTCGCGTAGGTTCCGGTCGGATCGGTGAAGTTGTAGAACTTGAACCAGTCGGACAGCCCGGAATCCTGCTCGTCCCCCGCGATTGGCGCGGAGATGAAATCGTTGTTGTTCGTATCCACGAACTCCACGTTCCGCGCGACGAAGCGGGCCGTGCCTCCGCTGAATCCCTGGTTATGGCCCCGAATCGTCAGGTTCCGCACGCCCCCGCCGGGGGTCGAGGTGCAGGAATACACACAGTAGGTCAGCCGCTCCAGCTCCAGGCCGTTCGATTGCAGAGGGATCTTGAACGGCCCGTAGTCGCCGTTGGAAATCCGCCCGTTGTAGACCATCCGCAGTTCGCCCTGGTAGTTGTAATTCGGGCGATACGTCCCGTAGATCAACCCGCTCGGCGCGAGGATGTGGTTCTTCGGGTTGTATGACCAGTAGTAGTTTCCGCTGGCCGCACGATACGTCCCGGCAAACACGTTGCTCGTCCCCTGGAAGAACGCTCTCATCAACTCGTACCAGGGACCGTCCCCGACATTGTTCCGGCAGTGGCCGGGCGTGCTTTCGATGCCGGTCTTGAAGTCGTGAACTGCCGCCCGGATGGTGCTGTTATGCAGATTGCCCTGCACCATGCTTGACCCGTTGCCCGGCCCCGTTCCGAAGATCTCGATGTTCGACGTGAGGCACACCACGTCGCTGCCGGCCTCGTAGGTCTTGCTGACCGCCCCCGTGAGCGTGACGGTCTTTGCCTCGCTGTCGATGCTCTGCACTACGCCTGTCTCGAAGTCGTACTTCGCCCGGCAGATCTCCACCGTGTCGCCGACCTCCAGCGCGTCGATGTTCTCCCGCAGGGCCAGGACGGCCGCCGACTCGCAATCGCTGGTCAGCGCCGCGTGGCGATTCGCGTCGTCGCTCGATCCCTTCGCATCGCAGATCAGGATGTTGATGTCGCAATCGCTGGGTTCGTCCTGCACGGTGAACAGGTCGATGGTGTTGGCCGTCAGCTCGATCGTGAAACTGACGTTCGCCGGCAGGGCCGTCGTGAGATCGCCCGCCTCGAAATACGCAGCCCCGCCGCTGCCCGTGGACGACGTGATGGTCGCGCTCGTCTTGAGGCAATACGTTCCGGCGGAAGTCGACACAACGATCTTCGCCCCGGCGTTCAACGTGATCCCGGCGATGCCGTTGGCGAAGCCGCTCTGGTCGACGTCGAAGGTGACCGTATCGTTGGCGGCGATCACAACGTCGTCGCCATTGACCGGAACCACGCTGCCGGCCCACGTCGCCGTCGCCGACCAGTTGCCGCCGCCGGTCCCGTTGGAGGTGATCGTCGACACGGACTCAGCTCCTCTCTGTCAGGAGGATCAGCATCGCGTTCGTGGTGCTGGCCGCGAACAGCTCGATCGTGCCCGCCTGCGTATCCGTCACCGGCAGGCTCATTCCGGCCGGGGGCCATTCCGGGCTCGTCGCCGACGCCGTCCCCGACAGCTCGTACCGGATCGCCTCGGTTTCGCCCTCTTCGCGAACGATCACGATCCGCACGATGTCGTCCGGCAGCGTGTCGCCGATCAGCGTCGCCAGGTCCTTCGACGTGCTCGTGGGCGCGATGCGATGGATGCCCGCGGGGACGTAGTCGTTCTCCCCGACCATGTCCACCTGCTCGTGGACCTTGTCGTCCTTTGCAGTACTGCCCGCCATCGTTCAGCTCCTTCGCTGGGTCCGCGCGCGGAGCGGGCGAGGGGGCGGCCTCCGTGCCGCCGCCCCCGCCCTGTCGCGCACCGGATCAGCCGTTGACGTTCAGCAGCACGTTGGACGTCGTCACGGTGGCGGCCTTCGCGCCGACCGCCGTGCCGGCTTTCGTGTTGCCGCTCGCCGTGGTGGTCAGCTCGGCGTTGGTCGAGTCCCAGTAAAGCTGGTCGCCGTCGGACCACGTGTCGGTCGACTTGGCCGCCAGCGTGAACACGCCGCGGGTGTACGCCGCGCCGCTCGCCGCATTGGCGATGTCGACCGCCGCCACGCGGATCGTCACGCCGCAGACGATCACGCCGCCGCTGTCGACGTCCGAGCCCGTGCCGTTGGTCGTGGTGAGTTTCTCACCTTCCTGTACGAAGTTCGTTGCCATCGTTCAGTCTCCCTGCGGCCGGGGCTCCCGCCCCGGCCCGCGTCGTTTCCGTTATCGTTCGCCAGGTCCCTGGTCCCGGGTCCCTGGTCCCTGCCGTCAGGCCCCGGAGTTGCGGTACAGGCCGCGGTAGTCGGCCGCCTTGGCCGCCACCACGTGCTTGACCTTGAACTTCCGGGTGTCGGTGTCGAAGCCGCCTTCCTGGCTCAGCTCCGGCCCGTTCATCCCTTCCAGGAAGCCCACGACGATCGTCGGGACCTGCAGCGGGTCGGCCGCCAGGTACCACTGCCCGGTGTCGTCCGCATCCAGCAGCGGGTGGCTGACGTGTTCCAGCCGGCCCTGCCAGATGTTCTTCTCGTGCCCGCGGCTGTCGGCGGGGTTGACCTCGCTGTTCAGCAGCGTCTGGGTCGTGCCCCAGAGGGCCTCGGGGGTGATGATCGTCGCCGGTCGGCTCAGGACGTACGCCGCGCTGCCGAGCCCCTGCTGGATCGCCATGGCGGCCCGGCCGGCGTTCAGCGTGGTGATCGTCGGCGCTCCGCCGCTGGCGGCGTCGTTGCCGTGGGTGGCCGCGTGGAACAGTGCGACGCTGTCGGCCAGTGCGGCGTTGGCCGTCAGGATCGCGAAGGCGACGATGTCCTCGGCCCGTCGCCCCGCGGCGCCCTGGGCGGCGATCAGGTCGTTGAAGGCCCCGAGATCGTCGTTGACGATCGTTTCCCACGTCAGGGCGAAGATCACGCCCTTCTTCGCCAGCGTCCAGGTCTCCTGGTTCTCGCTGAGCGTCCCGTAGGTGTACTCGCTGCCTTCGGTCACCGTCGCGAGGTTGGGCATCTCACTGAGGCTCAGGAGCTTCTGCTCCTTGAAGTCCGGCGCCGTGACGCGCTTGCAGAACTTCGGCCACTGCGGCGGGATCTCCGCGTATCGCGTGGCCATCTGTTTGCCCGACGCGGCGGCCAGCAGGTACGGGAAGTCCGACGTGCTGTGAACGCCGGCGGCCAGGGGCACGCGCGGGCAGTTGACGAACGCCCGCTCGGCGATCTGCGCCCGGCTCAGTCCGCTCACGTCGACGCCGCAGGCCCGCAGGTACATCTCCGCCATCTGGAACAGCGGCTTGCCGGCGAACTCCTTCGCTCGCCCGTGCGCCTCCCGCTCCTTGCCCAGCCGCAGGCCCAGTTGCGGATCCCGCTCGGTGTCGACCAGCCGCGCGCCCATGCGGATCGCGACGGCGTCGACTATCGCGGGCCCGAGGCTCTCGCGGTTGCGGTCCGCTCCGGCCTCGACGCTCTCGCCGCCGAGCGACACCGGCTTCTCCGCGGCCGCCAGCTTTTCCAGGGCCGCCCCGTTGACCGCCTCGGCCGTGTGGCCGCCGTCGGTCATCTTGGCCACCCAGTCCGCGTCGAACCCGCACCGTGCCGCCGTGTTGCGGATGTGCGCCACGCGCTTCCGCTCCTCGGCCACGGCCAGCCGGGCGATCGCCCCGTCGTCGGCCGCGTTGTCTTCGACAACCGGCTCCGGCTCGGGGGCGGGAGCAGGTGCCGCCGTCTTCGCGTCGGCGAGGGCGTCGAACATTGCCTTCTCGGCCTCGCTCAGCGCCGCGACCTGCTCCTGGGCTTCCTCGTCGGTCGAGTTCGGATCGAGCCCGAGCGACTCCAGGTACTGTCGTTGCATCTTGTTCATGAGTCTCGCTCCTTCGTGGATTCCTGCCGCGACTCCGTTCGCGGCGCCGAGTGATCGTTGTGACAGCGGCACCCGCCGAGCTTGTGCTCGCGCCGTCCCGCCGGTTCCGTTCTGCATCTCCGCCACGACCTCGTCGAGGGACCGGATCCCGTCGACCAGGCCGAGCTGTTGCGCGTGCACCCCCACGTGGACCCGCCCGTCGGCCAGTTTTTCGACCCGTTGCCGGTCCCATCCCCGCCCCCGGGCGACCGCGTCGACGAACGTCTCGGCGAGCTGGTCGACCGTCCGCTGAAATTCCTTGATCTGCGAGGACGTGACTTCCGCTCCCGCGACCCCGTCGCCCTTGTGTTCGCCGGCCTTGATGACGTGGACCTTGATGCCGCGGTCCTCGGCCATCTTCGACAGGTCGTCGACGACCAGGTACACGCCAATGGATCCCACCATCGCGTCGACGTCGGCGTAGATCGCGTCGGCCTGGCTGGCCGCGCAGTACGCCCCGCTCGCGCCCAGGTCCGAGATGTAGGCCACGACGCGCTTCGACTGCCGCGCCTTGTAGATCGCGTCGGCCAGGTCGCTCACGCCCGCGACAGTCCCGCCCGGCGAGTCGATCCGCAGCAGGATGCTCTTGACCTTGCGGTCCTTCGTCGCCGCCTGGATCTGCGCGGCCATGTCCTGCATCGTGGCCCCGCCGAAGATCATCTGCCAGATCGTGGGGTGTTTGGTCAGCACGCCGGCGATGTCGATCACCGCCACGCCGCGATTGACCGCGTACTTCTCCGGCGCCGAGTCCCGCCCGGCCGGCCCCAGTTTGGCCAGCAGGCCGTCCCCGAGCGAAATCTGCTGTTCCGTCGCTGCCGAGTGCAGGTTCGCCAGGGCCGTCCGTAGATGTGGCTCGGACGCCGCCCAGAACACGTCGCTGGCTTTGAGTTTCGGCATCGGTCAGCTCTCCTCGTCCTCGTCGTCCCCGCCGGCAGGCACGGCCACGGCCGCCTGCTCGCCCTTCATCCACTTGGGCGCCACGTGACGGCCCTCCGCGTATTCCTTCTCGTCCCCTCGCTGGTCCAGTGCCTCCCGCCAGTCCCCGCCAACGGTATTCTTGACTTCCCGCAGGTTGGTCACCCCGTCTTCCAGCGCCATCCGCGTCGCGGTCGCCTGGTTCTTGGGATCGACCCACGGCTTGGGCGGCCCCTGCCAGTCGTCGTCGAGGTACGCCATCATGAGGTCCGTCGACTCGAAGAACCCCGGCGCCTCGACCAGCCCCTGCAGGACGGCCCGCACCTTGAACGCCTCGCGGATCGGCCGGCACCACAGGTTGACCATGAGGTTGTGCACGATCGGGTCGCACTGCCGGTCCACTTCCAGGGCCCCCTGCCGCTGGCTGGAAAAGTTGCCTTCGTGGAAGCTCCGCGTCAGGTGCGCCCCGTCGAGCCCCCCGCCGGCCGCGATCTCATCGGCGGTCCGCTTCATGTACGGGTCGTACTGCGAGCCGGGCCGCTGCGGGTTGAGGACCTCCAGGTACCGGCCGTGCCCCAGGTCCGGGTTCATCCCCGGCTCGACGATGATCTCCGCGTTGCCCTTCGCGTCGGTGCGGTCGTCGCCGCTCGGCGCTGCCCCGCCCCAGTTCCCGCCGCTGCCGCTGCCGCCGTACCACTGGTCGTACCGCACCTGCACGCCGATGCAGGCCTCCATGCGTTTCGCGAACGCCTCGGCCATGCGGTATCCCCGGCGCTGGTAGATGTCCTCGAGGATGGCGTGCATCCACGTCGCCCCGTGCGTCGCCCGGACCCGGTCCTGGCGGAACACGTGCATCACGCGGGACGCGTCGATCCTCGTCGACCCGGCGTTGTACTGGTCGTACGGGTGATCGCCGCTGTAGACCCAGTAGGCCACGGGCGCCCCGTCGGCGTCGATCTCGACGCCGCCGTATACGCGGTTGCCCGTGTCGCGGTTTTCGGTGATCGTCCAGTCGAGCTGCTCGGGCTCGAACATCTGCACGGCCAGGCCCACCGCGTTCGCCCGCTGCACCGTCACCAGCACGCCGAACGCCTCGCCGACGATGGCCAGCTCCTGCACCACCAGGCCGTCCATCTCGGCCTTGCACTTCGTCCGCTCGACGTCGCACAGTCGCGGCCGCCTCGCCCAGTAGTCGTACAGCCGGTCGATCCGCCGGTTGAACGTCCGGAACCGGTCGTCCTCTTTGCCCGTCTGCGGGTCCCGCGCCGCCGATCGCGGTGTGATCCCGATGCCCACCACGTGCCGCCGGTATCCATCGGCCAGGCTCTTCGCCGCCCAGTCGTCGCGGTAGGTCATTCGCGCCCGGGCGTTCAGCGTGGCGCTGTCGTCGACCAGGGCGTTGGGCCCCACCGTCGTCGACGTCCAGGCGTTGGTCAGCCGGTTCTTGCTCGCCGCGCTGTAGGTCGCGTTCCGGAAATTCTGCTGGATGAACTCCGCCCGCGCCCGCGCGGCGGCCCGCCGCAGTCCCCATCCGGGGAAGGCGGTCGTGATCGCTTTGTCGAGGAGTCGTCCCAGTCCCATGTCGGCCAGCTAACTCGGCGTGGCGAACTTCGCCACCGTCGCACCGCCGCCTGCTTCGGCGGCGATCTTGTTCTCGTAGAATCCGATGGCGTCTTTCAGGTCGGTCAGGTTCAGCGCGGTCCAGACGCGTCCGCGAACCGTCACGGACTGCGCCTCGCCTTCGATGATGTTCTTGTAGGCCGTCTTCAGCGCGGCCAGGATCTCGGCGTCGGTGGGCGTACTCACATCGCGGTTCCTTCCGCAGCTCGTGGATGGCTCGCTGTCATCACGCCCCGATTCTCCCCGTCAACCGCGCAACGTACGTACCCCCTGCTTACCACGGCATGGTAAGAATTTTCATCGCCCCGTTTTCGACCTAAACACAGACAGATTCACAAGATGTGCACAATTTGCACCGAACATACCGGATTCGCCCCACGGTTTTATAGGTGCTCCACTCGCCCACGACCCCGCAATTGCTGCATCGCTTGTTCGCCAGGATAATCGCGACCGCCGCCTTGTCGGGCACGCTGCCGTCGTCGGGAACCCGCTTCTTGAGGTCGTTCAGATCCACGCTTCGCCGGGTCCTTTCTGCAGCCAGTTCTCATCGGTCTTCACCGGCGCCGGCGCCGGCGGCGGGTTGTGCGGGTCCGGGATCATCCTCACGTTGAGCAGTTCCCCGGCCACGCAGTTTCCGACCTCGCAGTCCCAGTAGTGGTTCGCCCGCCCCTGGCTCTTCGGCAGCCAGACCTTCTTCGGCCGCCGCGCCGATCGCCCGCCCCGCCCGCGCTTGCGATCGACGATCTTGTGTTCGCTGCAGAGCTGGCGGATGTACTCGTCCTGGACGTCGTCGGGCAGGTGCAGGTAGCCCGGCCCCGCCTCGTCCTGTTTCAGCCGCAGCGCCAGCCAGTCTTTCCAGTACTCCGTGTCCACCAGCAGCAGCGGGATGTCGTGGCTGTACCGCTTGCCCGTGCGTGGATCCTTCCGCCGCGGGCTGGCCGACACGATCGGCCCGCTCGTGCTTCGCCCCTTGGTCGGCCGCAGGTCGATGTCGCGCCACGCGTCGACCAGGCCGTACACGTACCCGGCCCGGTCGCCCGAGTCGATCATCGTCAGCCGGATCCCCATCACCCGCCGCTCGTCCGTGAATCGCGCCGTCAGCAGGTACCGGTGCAGTTCGGCCTCGCTGGCGATCTGCCTCGCGTCCAGCACGAAGCTCTCCAGCCCGAACGCCCACCCGCGGGCCGACACGTAGAAGCCCGTCCGCTGCACGTCGACGCACGCCGTGACGACCTGCACCCTTTCCGGCAGCCAGCCCGCGACCTGCCCCGTCCCCGGGTCGTACTTCGCCCGCTTGTACGTCCCGCGGTGTTTCCGGACGGACTCTTCCTCCGTGGACGCTTCCTTCTCTTCCCAGAACTCGCCCAGCTCGTTGTTGATGAAGTCCTGCAGCCGGCTCAGGCTGCCCGACTCCTTCGCCCGCAGCCAGGACCCCGCCAGTTGGCTGAGCGTCGTGAACGGCGAGTAGACCGCGTTGACGTGAAAGCCGGCGTGGTTCCCGCGCCGCTTCGCCTCGCCGGCGACACGCCCGTCCTTCTCAACCCGCTCCCCGTCCCGGGCCCACACCCCCAGGCGGACGGCCCTGTTCCGCTGGGCGTCGTTCCAGAGTTCCTTGCAGTGCAGGCACTCGTAGCGTGCGAGCTTGCGTCCTTCCACTTCGCTGGCCGCTGCGCTGTGCCCGTCCTTGTGATGCGGCCAGCGGACCTGCGACCAGACCAGCGTCTGGTATTCTCCGCACGTCGGGCACGGCACCCAGAACCGCCGCTGGTCCGACTCTTCCCAGCTCTGGCAGATCAGGTCGTCCCGCGTCGTCGGGCTCGATACGCGGACGCTCTTGGCGCCGGTCGTGTTGCGGAACGTCCGCAGCCGCTTGTCGCCCAGGCTGATCGGGTCGGCGTCGCGGCCGACGTACGGCGGGAACTTCCCGACCTCGTCGTAGTCGACCTCGCGCAGGGCCCGGCGGCTCAGCGATGCCGCCGAGTTCGACCACCCGAAGTACAGGTTGCCCGTCCGGAAGTAGTAGCCCTCCTTGGTCAGGCTGGCGACGCCGTCGACGGCCGCCGCCAGCAGCGGCTCGCAGTTGCTCACGATCTCCCGCAGCGTCGTGCCCGCGACTTCCCGCGCGTCCGGTTCGGTCGGCATCACCAGCAGCCGCGGGCCGGGCCGCTGGACCATGTCCGCGCACAGCCCGCCGTACAGGAACAGCGTCTTGCCGAGCTGCGTCCCGAACAGCACCGTCAGGGCCTCGTAGCTCGGATCGTCCCGCACGTCGAACATCCCCCGCATGTACGGCGTGATCGACAGGTCCACCGGTCCGGGGATCGCCACGTCGCGGCCGGACAGTTCGATGTGCTTCTCGACGAACTCGGCCGTCCCCAGCAGCTCCGGCATCGCCCAGGCTTCCATTTCCTCGGGCAGCCAGTCGATGACCTCGACACCCTCGATCTCGATCGTGGCCAGGCCGCTCGTCATTTCCCGTCCTCCGGCACGATCACCGCCGCCTGTTCCGGCGTCAGTTGCAGGGCCACCTGCCCGCCGGCCAGCCGCTCGAGCATCGTGTGCACGTCCGCGTCGATCGCCGCCGCCTGCCCCTTGTCCAGCCCGTACTGGGGCAGTTTTCGCACCATCCCCAGCAGCATGCTCTTGAGCACCTGGCAGCGTGCGATCCACCCGGCCACAACGGCGTTCCGGGGCAGCAGTTCCCCCTTCATCTCCGCCAGCTCAATCTCGGCCCGTTCCGCCTGGGCCAGCTCCCGCCGCTGTCGCCCGCGGTTGGCCTCTTCCCGTGCCCGGCGAACGTCCGCCGTCAGTTCGCGCATCCGCCACTGAACCACGGCCGCCAGGTCGTAGCTCCCGTCGGCGTTTCGCGGGCAGCCCTTCTTCTCCCAGGCCCCCACCGTCGGCCGGGTCGTCGCGAGTACCCCGATCGCCACGTTCTGCGGCACCCGGTGGATGTCCAGGCTCCCGCCCCGGATCCACCGCCCCACAGCCGCCAGGTCGTACGTGAGGTCCTCGTTGCGGGGGCACCCCTTCTTCGCCCACTTCGTCACCGCCGGCCCCGAGACCCCGAAGATCCGCCCCACCTGCACCCCCGTCAGGGCGCGAACATCCATCTCACGGCGCTTCCGCCCGGGCTTTGCCTTCTCCCGGGCCTTCTTCGCCCTCTTCCGGACCGTCTTCGCCCGGCTGCCGCCCGTCGCCTTGCCCTTCTTCACCTTCGCCATCCGTGACCCGCGTCGCTCTAACCAACCCTAAGTAAAGCCATTTCAAAAACTTACAAAAACACTGCCTGTGCGGGCCTCTCAATGACCCGCATGGGCACCCCCTACGGAGGACCCAAGCGATTCAGACCACAAACCGCCATTCTATCGAGGGTTACAGACAGACCACTGGCCACCGACTGCGCCAGCCACTGGACTGGCCGCATGCGTGAACACGCCAACTCATACCTCAACAGACCTTTACGCCGCACGCCGGCGGCGTCGCTCACTTCCATGGCAACCATAACCGTAGTTGCAGACATCGCTTACTGCCCTTGATCGAGGAATCCGCCGGACGGATTACCCCCCCCTCGCCTTCACAGCTCGGTACACCGGCACGCGCTGCTGGTGCCCGGCCAGGTTGGCCCGGTAGCCTCGGCCGGACACGACATCACCAGCGGCGATCGCACGACGAACCCGCTCCCGCGCTATCGGGACCGTCCACCCGAACCTCTCGCACAGTTCCTTCACAGTCATTCCTGCGTCGCCGTCATCGGGCGACGGAGCCGCCGACAGCACCTTCACCAGCGGATCGCCGCTGGTGCCCTTGGCTCTTGCTGATTTCCTGCCCATCGTCTCGTGCTCCTTTCGATGTCACTTATGTCACGTCACATGGGCCGGATCCCGCTCCGTGAGGATCTCGTCCCGTACGTCCCTGCCGACCAGCTCGGCCTCTTCGGGGCTGTCGAGCCGCCAGGCGATGGGGCCGAACATGCCGTGCTTGTGGCTGACCAGGGCGCCCACCTGCTGGGGCACGGCGTGGCGGCCCTGGGTGTGGTCCAGTTCGGTCGTCCCGGTGAGGCATCCGTTGATGATGTACTTGAAGCTCGGCCCGGCGAACGGCACGTGCCAGTGGGCGCCGAGGCCGTAGTCGAAGCCCTCGGTCACGGGCAGGTCCCGCCGCAGCTGCTCCATGATCTTCTCGAGCCGCCGCAGGGCTTCCCGCCCGAGTTCCCGCGCGATCCCGTAGTACGGGATGCCCATCCAGGCCTTGATGTGGTCGCCGTGGGCGCAGAGGAACTTCCATCCGGCCAGGTCGATCACGTGCTTCTTGCTGGGGTAGATGTTGACCCGCACGTTCTCGTGCCTGGCCAGCACGGCTGCGGCGTACTCGTAGGCGACCCAGTCGAAGCTGTTGAGCGTGCCGCCCTTGAACTGGTATTTCCGCGTCAGCCGCGAGTGGTTCGACCCGCCGATCCCGTGCAGGATCACGTGGGCGAACTGGTTCGACAGTCCGGAGGCCAGCTGTGCGATCAGCCGCCCGGCCAGCACGGCCTGCACGGGGGGGGGGCACTTCGTTGGTCCGCAGCAGCTCCTCGTGGATGTCGCCGGAGATCATGTCGCCCAGCAGCACGACGTGGCACGTCTCGATCCGGTAGCCGTGCCGCTGGACCTTCGCGTACCGCCGCGGGCAGTCCGTGTAGATCCTCGTGCGGCTCTCGCCGATGGCGAAGTTGTACCGCCCCCAGTCCTGCGTTTCGCGGGCGTCGACCTTCTCGCCGGTCTGCAGGTCGCTGAACAGGGCGATCATGTCGACGGCGGACTTGGCCTTCGCCGCCGCGGGCGGCTTCCACTTCGCCGGCGGCCGCAGGGCCCGGCAGGTGTCGCGCAACAAATCCCGGACCTCCAGTGCCCTCCCGAGAATGCCCTTGGTCTTCCGCAGCTCCCGGCTCAGCAGGTTGTTCTCCGCCCTAGCCGCCTCGTAGCGGGCCTCGAAGTCCCGCTCCTCCGCCGTCAGTTCGAGGGCCTCGGCCATCTCATCTTGCGTCTTCTTCTTCTTGCTCATGCCGTGCTCCGGACCGGCGCTGTCGGCAGGGCGATGAGCCGTTCGAGGTATCGCTGCTCGGCCTGGGCCGGGCCCCAGAACCGCAGCGCGATCCGGTCGCTGGCTTCTTCGGGCAGCTGCCAGCCCAGCCCGCCGCTGGCCATGAGGGCCTTCGCTTCGGTCGCCAGGAGGACCGCGTCGGCCCGCCGGATGTCCGCCTGGGCCTGTTCCGGGAGAATCGCCGGCAGCCCCAGCGCCACGCGGACCGCCGTTCGGATATTCGCCCCGATCGCCCGGGCCTCGGGCAGTGCGGCCTTCAGCGGGCTCGTCAGGTCGCCCATGTAGGCCTCCTCGGCGTCGTGCAGCAGTCCGTAGAGCTGCACGGTGCAGTGATGGCCTTCCGCCGCCAGCAGGTTCGCCACGTGGATGCAGTGTTCCGCGACGGAGTAGAACCGCCTGCACTGCCCGTTGAACCGGCACTGCATGGCCAGCCCGTGGGCGATGTCCATCGGCACGATCGCCCGCGTATCCGGGGCCCGCAGGTCGAAGGCCCTCCCGCTGTACGTCTCCATCCAGGTGTAGTCGCAGTCGGTCATGGCTGCCTCCGTCTTCGCCTGCGGCTTCGTCGCGGCAGGCCTTTCGTTCGTGGATCATCTCGAGCGTGCCGAAGTAGCCCGCCCCGTCGACCAGGTTATCCCGCTTGTGGCGATTGACTTCGCGGGAGATCTTCACGCCGACCATGCAGAGGGCGACGTCCTCGGCGGACACTTCCTCGCCGTCGCGCAGCTTCGGCAGAAGGATGCCCGTCCAGATCTTCGCGGTCTTGGCGAAGTCGTCGGCGGGGTGTCCGTAGTCGCTGTTTCGCACCCCGCGGATCAGCCCTTCGGCCTCGCTCAGCACGCTCTGTTTCATATCGCGACCCTTTCGCCCTCGTCGAACAGCGGCTCTCCTCGCCGTGCCCGCGCCATTCGCTTGCTCATCCGCTCGTCGTGGTCGTCGGCGGCCCTGACCATCTGCCAGGGCCGGTCGTGCAGGTCGTGGGTGCGCATGAGGCCCGTCAGGTCGCCCCGCCGCGCGCCGGATGCCTCCTCGTCCGGGAGCTGCTCGTCGGTCAGTCCCCAGGCGTCTTTGAGCGCCTGCCGCGCGCCGATCCGACGCGGCCTGGCCCGCCCTTCGTGGTATTTCCGCAGCGTCCACTTGCTGAGCCCGCAGTCGGCCGCCATGGCGGCGTAGTCGACGATCCGTCGCGTGGGGTCGACGCCGTTCCGGCGGTAGTGCCAGCAGACGGCCAGGAACGACTCCGGCCACCGCATCGCCCGGTCGACATGGATGTCCCGCCTACGCATCGACGCCCTCCTTGCGGGCCCTGCCCCACGCAACCCACCCGTGGACACAGAGCGCCATGAACACCGCGTCCCGGGCGCTCAGCGCGTACAGCCCGGCCGACACGTGGACGATTCCCGACAGGACGTTCGACGCGAACCACACCCCGAAGCACGCCCGTCGCCGCTGATTGTTCAACACCGCCCCGGCGACCGCCGCGATCGTAATGACCCCGCCAAGCACTTCCACGATCATTCGCCCGCCCCCTTCCTGCCTTCCGCCATGACCTTGACGGCCCTGGCGAGTTGATCGTTGAGCCAGCTCGTCAGGACGGCCTCGGGCTTTTTGACCGCTTTTCGCTTGCCGTGCTCGGCGGCGCGGAGCTGGTCCCGGAGGCTCCGGGCCTTTCCGATGGCCGCTTCGCAGAAGGCGAGCTTCGCCCCCTCGTCGAGCCCGACCGCGTCGGCCCGCTGCCAGATCCTCGCGTAGACGGGCAGGTTCTCCTTGAACAGCCTCACGGCGTTGGGCTCGCTGTAGCCGAACCCCAGCGCCCGGCACAGGACGGTCGCGAAGTCCAGGCCGCCGGCGTCTTCGCGAATCGACGCCCAGCAGCACGGATACTCCTCGTCCTTTTCGACCCGCCCCCAGACGACCGGGTCGGCAACGACCTCGCAGATCGCGCCGCCCCCCTCGCCCCCCCCGCCATCCGGAGGGACCGGGGGAGAATCGGCGCCCTGGGGCCCGTCATCTCCCTCCGGTTCCCTTCCGGCCTGGGGGCGGAGCGGATCGTCGCCGGCCGGCGGTGTCCCGTCGCCGCCGGGCGTTTCGGTTGCCCCTTCGTTCGAGTCACAGTTACCGTTCCTGTCCGCCGTTGGTGTTTCTGTAGCGGTTCCGCTTCCGCCGTCCGCAAGGACGGCGGGTTCCCCGTTAAGGTTAGCCGTAGCGGGAACCGTATCCGATTCTCCGCCGCCCCCCCCCGGCCGGGGTCCGTCGCGACTCCCCGGCGTGTATTGGGGTCGCGTCGGCTTGCGATCAGGCTCGTCGGGGGTCTCCGGTTTTGCCGCCGGGTCGGATGCTTGGGTGTCGGTCTCGCTGTGGGGCCTGCCGGCCTCTGAGAGGGCCTGTGCGGCAAGCTCCAGGCGGAAGGCGGTCTCGTAGTCCTCTCGGACGACGCGACCGATCTCGGGGCGTCTGAGCACGCGTAGTGCCCACGACACCTCGGCGGGTGTGACACCGATGGTCTCGGCTATTGTTTTCGGGGCGGCCGGTCGCCCCCTGTGATCGACGAGATACCCTCGCATGAAGGTCCGGTCGCCCGCGTAGCCGCACAGCAGCAGGTACATGCCGTACAGCGACGCGCCGCCTGCCCTCAGCACCGCGCGTTTCTTTGCTTCGATGTCTCCTCTGTGAATCCCGACGGACGGCCGGGAGTTAATATAGACCTTGAAGTAGAGCAAGGGGGTCTTGTCCCCCTGTCGGTATTTGACGTCGGGCTCGAGCTGGTCCCAGTCGGCGATGCGATAGACGTACCGCGTCCTCGCGGGTCCGCTCGTCTCAGACGTCCGTGTCGTGCTGGTCACTGATTCTCTCGCCGTCATCCCTGACGGGTTCGATTTCCGATTTCCGATTTCCGATTGAACGGCGGAGTCCCTCTGATTCGTTACGCGTGCTTCGTCGTCCACTCGGTTGCGTCGATCTTCCGCATCGTGTCGCACGTGCTCGGGATGACGAAGGCCTCGAAGCGGCATCCAAGCCCTTCGGCCGGCTGGCGGTGGAGGGCCTTCGCGAAGCTCGGGTTCGAGATCCCCAGCGGGACGGCTTCGCCGCCGTAGACAGCATTGAGGTCGTCGACATACCGCCCGTACGATCGCCCGCACCCGCAGGCGCGCGGCCAACTCCGCAGCGCCACGATGTCGCAGCACTCCCCGCAGAAGATCAATTTCATTCGGCGTTCTCCTTGCTACTCATCCCTGACGGGTTCGATTTCCGATTTCCGATTTTCCATTGAACGGCGGGGGTCAGCCGGCGGCACTCACAGGGCTATCTTCAACTTCATACCGCAGATGTCGCACCGTCCCCCTGGTCCCAAGTCCCTGGTCCCTTGGTCCCTGCCGTCCATCATTCGCTCTCTCCCGTCTTCACCTTCGGATTCGTCGCGGCAAGCCCTGGTCCCAAGTCCCTGGTCCCTGGTCCCTGCCGTATCGGCATTTCATCGTGCAGTCGTCCGTCCAGGAGGCGTCCGGCGCGTTTCTTGCCGACCAGGAAAGAACACCGGCCGGGTTCCCATTCGTGATAGGTCTCGTCCGCCCACAGGCGACGGCGCACGTTCTCGGGTATGGCGTCGCGAACCTCGGTCGTCACGTGTTCCTGTGGCAGCCACTCGCCCCATTGCTTGAAGAAGAACGCCGCGCCGGCGGCGGCGCACTGGTTGCGGAGGACGCGGGGCCAGTCGGGGTGCATGGGCCGTGCGTTCGCCCGCGGCCGGGCCGTCTCGCCCCCGCAGATTACCCAGTCGAGGCCTGGGACGGCCGGCACAAGAACAGCACAACCCTTCGGGGTGGGCCGCGGTCTTCTTAGAGCATCTTGCACGCAGGTATACTTCTCGCCGTTCGGGCCGTGATGGGTGGGCCCGGCGATGTGCCGTAGGTTGACCTCCCCGAGCATGGGTTCGACGCTCACGTAGCGGACGGCGGCGGGGCATTCCAGCAGGGGCGGGATCCGCTCGTCGGCGCGGGCCTGGTTCTCGGCCGTCACGCCGAGCCAGACGTTCGGCAGCGGCCAGGGCAGTTCCTCCAGCCAGCCGGTGTATCCGTACTCGACGACGGCCGCCCCGCGGTTGTCCGCACGTTCGCCCTGGTCGTCCTCGTCGAAGTACTCCTTCATCCGCCCGGGTCGTTTCGTGAGGACCTGGTACGTGTGGTGCGGCGTGAGGGCCATGACGGCGAACATGCGGTCGATCTGCTCGAACGGGATGGCCGGGTGGAACAGGTCCGTCCGGGATCCGACGAATACGCGGCGGGGCTTGGTCCAGTGAAGGGGCTTCTGCAGGACGTCGTCGCCCTGGTAGACGGGGCCGCGGAGAAAGTACGGCGCGGCTTTATCCCATAGGTTTCCGCCTAGGCCGTTCTTCTCCTCCGCCGTCAGACACCGGCAACGCTTGCGGAATCGGGTGTCCTCCTCGCGGGCGGCGTAGCAGTTCTCGCAGGCCTCGCTGACTCGCGTGCAGCCGATGTACGGGTTCCACGTCGCATCCGTCCATTCGATTTTCGATTGGCTCACGCGACACACTCCATTTCCGGTTCCTCGGCCGGGCTCCATACCAGGCAGACGCCGAGACGTTTCGCGTGAGCCTCGGCCTTCTCGATGCACTTCTCGCGGGTTCGGTAGACCCGGGAATACGTGGTCCATCCGGCCCCCAGACCGATTTCCGCTTGCCATCCCTTGGCGCAGGGGATCAGGTCGGCGTTGGCGTTCATGTTTTCACCTTTCTCGTACACCGCAGGGGCGTGACCATCTGCCAGCCGTCCTCGAACTCGACGCGGACGTTGTGGGGCCCCTTGCCCCGCCAGGTGTTCAGGATACGGCATCGCTGCCCCTTCCTCTCGGGCAGCAGCCTGCCGACGAAGATGCGGTCGAACTCGCTCATTCTCCCTTGCCGCCTTCCGCCGCCTTCTCGAGCTGCTTGATCCGCTTGCGGACGGAGCTGCGGCGCCAGTCGCCCTTGAGGTCCCCGTCGTCGGCCTGGCGGAGGATGTCGAGGTCCTCGCAGGCCTTGACGGCCGCGGTGGCCTCGGGCCGCTTGGCCGTGCGGATGGCCGCCAGCAGCACCGCCGCGGGCGAGAAGTCGTCCTCGCTCGGGCGGACGGGCCAGTTGTCGACGACGGCCAGGCCCAGCCGTTTCGCCAGCGCCTCGAGCACGGCGAGGCCCTCCATGAAATCGCCCGGCAGCGGCACGTTCCTGACCTCGTCGCGCCACCCCAGATAGTCCGGCCGGGCGTAGGGCAGTTGCACGGCGGCCGCGAACTCCGCGGCCAGCCCCTCCGGCATGGCGACCGTCTCCACGTGTCCGAGCCCGCCGGCGAGCGCCGGCGGCCCGGGGACCTTCACGTGCTCGTTCGGCAGGTAGATCTCCCCGGCGCCGCCGACGCCCGCCAGCGAATAGGCGGCGACGACGAGCACCGCCAGGGCGTCATCCGGAAGGGCCGACAGCGCCGGCACGCCCGTGCGGATCTCGTCCTCGATCTTCTCGCCGTATTCATACAGCGCCACGGCGTAGCGTTCCTCGGGGGTGTCGGGGAACGGGCGGTGCTTCTTCCCGCCCGGCGCCGGGGCCGCCTCGCCCTTCTCCTTGGCCTTGGCCTTCTTCTTCGCCGCCCGCTCGGCGTCGCGTTTGGGCTTGACGGGGTCCTTCTGCCAGGCGTTGAACTTCTTCTCGAAGCAGCCGGTGTTGGTGCAGTTGCCCTTCTTCGACGTGCCCTTGATCGTGAAGCCGTCGGCGTCGAAGAGGGCAGGCTCGGTGTTGGTATTGTCCGGGCAGCCCGTGCACGCCCGCTTGCCGGCGTACTTCTCGTCCTTGGGCCAGGTGCAGCCGACGCCCGCGAGGTTCTGCAGCTCGCAGGAGATCCCCTGCCGCAGGGCCCGAAGCGGCTCGACGTACTCGCCCGGCTCGGTGGCCTGCTGGTCGAGGAACTTCGGCGCCGAGTCCTGGTAGCCCGCCCCCAGCGCCCGGGCCGCACGGTCCCGCTGGTCCTTGGGGTCGCCGAGGCGTGCGATCGCCCGGGCGTGCTTGATCGGCAGCCGCCCGCAGGCGACGACGGCCCGGACCTTCGGGTCCAGCCTCAGCAGGTCGAGGCGTCCGCGGATGAACTCGGCCGAGCGGTCGACTCGCGAGGCGACCGTGTCGACGCCCTGTCCGGCGTCGATCAGGGCCTGGAAGGCCACGGCCTCGTCGATCGGCGTGAGGTCCTCGCGCTGGAGGTTCTCGATCGCCTGCATCTCGGCGATGTCGACGTCGCCCAGGTCCCGCCAGATGCGCGCGAGAATCATCTCGTGGCCGAGCTTCCGCGTGGCCTCGAGCCGCCGGTGGCCGAAGATCAGCACGAATGCCCCGCTCCTGCTCCGCTGGCAGACGCCGATGGGGTTCATGAGTCCCTGGCGGCTGATCGAGTCGGCCAGTTCATCGAGCTTGCCCGGGTCCATGGCGGCGCGGTGATTGTCAATCTCCCGTGCGATCGCATCGACCGGGACCATCGCCTGGGCGGGCTGCTGGGCCGCCGCCTTCTCGGGCGGGTCCGCCGAAGCCTTCATTTCCTTCTCTTCCACTGTCGTCATGTGCGCGACTCCTTCCCAGGTCCCGGGTCCCTTGGTCCCTCAGTCCCTGTCGTTGTCAGATTCCGATCGCGGCTCGTGCCCGCGGGCGGATCCGCCGGTACCACGGCCGCCGGCCGGCGGCGAGTCGCCGGTGCAGCCTCTTGATGGCGGCCTTGTCGTTGGCGATCACGCCGCGCAGCAGGCAGTTCTCCGTCTCGAGCCTCGTGATGGTCCGGTTGAGTTCCGTTCTGCTCATGTCCCTGGTCCCAAGTCCCTGGTCCCAAGTCCCTGGTCCCTTGGTCCCTATCCGTTGACGAACCTTCCTTCATCTTCGGCGGCCAGCAGTGCCGCCCGTCCTTCGTCGGTGATCTCGTAGACGTCCGCGGGCGAGCCGCTGGAGGTTTTCCGCCTGCCGGCGACGCGGATGAGCGTGCCGTGGCGGACGTCCTTGGGCGTCTTCATCCGGTGGATGGGCCCGCAGGCGGACTTTTCCGGCAGTTCGATCCGGCCGCAGATCTCTTCGCGGAGGCTCGGCCCGTGGTCGGCCAGGTCGCGGAGGATCTCCCGTGCCCGCCCGCGGGCCCTGCCGGCGGCCCGCCCGGCGGCGGCGCGGCTGGTCTCGCTGGCGTCTGTGGCGGGCAGTTCATCGGGCAGGGGCGAGGCGGATTTCCGATTGGCAGTTTTCGATTGCCGATTGGGCGCGGGCGGCGGCTTGTACGATTCGTACGATTCCCGCCCGTCGCCGCTGCTGCTCGTGCGGAACAGTCGTGTCTGTTTCTGCCCGGCCATCCCGGTCCCTGCTTCCGTCACCCTTCGATCTCGGTGACGCCTCTGGCGACGTGTTCGTTCCAGTCGGCGAGCGTGACGGGCCGCTTGTGCGTGAAGTCCAGCAGGGGCTCGTCGTCGACGAGGTTGTGCAGTTCGAGTACGGGTCCGATGTCGATCACTTCGCCGTACTCGTCGGTGATCTCGTAGCTGTCCGTAACGCCGTCGAAGCGGACCCGGAAGTCCGGCAGCAGCCGCAGGTGCTCGCACCGCAGGCCCTTGCCGAAGTGCAGCACGCGCCCGGGCGTCGTGTCGGGCGCGAGGATGCCGATGTGGACGGCGGGATCCGCCGCCTCGTCGGCCTTCTTCTCGTCCGGGGTCTTCTTCTCCGCCGGGGTTGTCTTCTCCGCCGGGGGTTTCTTCTCATCCGTCTTCTTCGCCATCGTCGATCCTTTCGTATCTGATCTGCCCGCTCTCGGTTCCTGGTTGTCGGCTGCCGTGCCGCTACCCGGCCGGCGTCGCGATCGGCGGCAGCGTGATCGCCACGGTCGGCTCGCCGTCGCGGACGAGCAGTCCCGCCGTGCCGCCGTTGCCGATCAGCAGGATGCCGTCGGGCCGGCGGATCGTCGAGACGCCGAGCCTCGCGAGCTGGGCGGCGTCGACGGTCCCGCAGCAGCTCTCCACGACGACATCGCCGCCGTCGTCGGGCGTCCCGGCCGGCGGCGCCGCCTCGCTCTCCGGCGCCCGGGGCGACGGGGCCGCCGGCGAAGGCGCCTTGGCGTTCTTGCCCGTCCGGGGCGGGGTCGCCCGCCGTTCGGCGAGCTGCCGTTTCTCGTCGTTGGCGCTCTTGAGCCAGCCGTAGTGCGTCCCGCACAGCCCGCGTCCCTGCGGCTTTCGATCGCAGCCGGGGATGTTGCACGTCTTCTCTGTCTTCTGCGTCATGGTGCGCTCCTTCTCGCTGTCATCCGGTTCGTCGTTCCGTTCATCCGCTGTCGGTTCGGCCTCGCCGCAGGCGGGCGGTTCTGCCAACGCCGCCAGGACGGCCATCACATCGGGGTCTTCGAGGTCGGCCAGGCCGGCGTCGATCTTCGCGGCCAGGTGCTGATGCCGCCCGCACAGCCCGCGTGGCGAGACGCCGGGTTTCTCGCACCCGTCGACCTCGCAGCGGGCGTAGGGCGTCTTGCCGGTTCCCCGGGCGGGGGCCGCATGCGCCTCGAACGCCGCGACCTTCCGCGGGTTCTTGGAATCCCGCCAGGCGTAGTGCCGATCGCGGAGTCCCCGCGTGGTCGCGACCCCTTCGCAGCCCGGCATGTTGCATGTTTTCGTTCCGCCCATCCGTGGGCCCGGCGTCCTTCCCCTGGTCCCGAGTCCCTGGTCCCAGGTCCCTTGCCGTCACCGCGTGGCGGCCTTGATTCTCTCGTAGCGTGCCTCGCCGACGTGCACCGTCCGCGTTCGCTTGTGGATCACGATCGGCTTGCCCTGCTGCCGCAGTTCGCCGAGGACCTCCATGAGGCTGTCGAGGTCGATCTTCGTCCCGCCGGCCCTGTGGACCTTGAGTCCGTAGTGTGCGGCCAGCACGGGCCACAGCAGCGAGAAGGTGCCCTGCCCCATGTCGATGGCGTCGGCGGCGGTTCCGACCCTGGCCAGCAGCGGCCATCGCTGTGCAACCTTCTTCGCCTTGTCCGGTGTCGCGATCATGTTGCGGCCTCCGGCCGCGGTCTCTCGGTAGTCGGTAGTCAGTCGTCTGTTGCCGTTTCCCGGTCCCTGGTCCCTGGTCTCTGGTCCCTGGTCTCTCGTCCCTGGTCCCTTAGTCCCGAATCCCTAGTTCTCCGCGTGCATCCCGTCGATGGTCCTTCGCCAGGTGACGTAGTTGAGGCGGCGAAGGTCGCGGAGCCTCACGAGCAGTTCGACGTCGCCCGTGAGGCCCTTGACGTTCGGCCGGTCCAGCAGCGGCGCCAGGTCGAGGTCTCGCGCGTCGGTGGGCGGCAGGTGCCCTCGTCCGGTCATCCGCCAGGCCATGCGGAGGCACTTGCCGAACCGCCGCAGTGCCCGGGCGAATCGGCCGAGGCGGTTGACTCGCCGGATGCCCCGTCCGAGCCATCCGAGCCGTCGCGCCCCGTCGGCGGCGTGGGGGTGCGTCTCCGCCGCGTCCCACTGCATGTCCGTCAGTGCTTCCATGGTCGGCCTCCGGCTGAGGTTATTCATCATCCGTTACCGGTCGATCTCAAAGGCGGGCCGGTTCAGGCGCCTGACCCGTTGCGCCGCCTGTTGCTCCGCAGCGGCCCGGCTGTCCAGGCCGAGCATGCGGCAGGCGGGGCGGGGTCGGCGCCGGTGCTTTCGCACCATGGCTCCCCGGCCCTGGCCCCGCGTCCGCTACCTGTATCCAGGGTGGAACCTTGGACTTCACGGACTCGCGGGGCGGTGCTGGCGATGCTTCGTTCTCGGGCGTCCGACGCGCCAGGCGGTCTCTATGCCGCCTGGCCCTGTCGTCGCCGACGCGGCCGCTGCTGTAGGCCTCATGCGTGCCTCAGTTCCGACCAGTCGCCACGAGCATCCCAGCCCGGCTGTCGACGACAGGCCCGGTAGGCCGAAGCCACTTTCCACGGCCCGGCAGCCATCCCCGGGTCGAGGCGAGCCCGTCGCCGACATCTGCAGATCTTCACTTTTCAACTGGAGCCGGCGGGAATCGAACCCGCGTGCCGAGATGGTTCGCGGCCCGGCTCACGTGCGTCCTGCTGTTTCGGCCGTAGCAGGTTGCCGTCCATCGGGGGCCCGAACTGGATTCGGGCTTCGCATCCACCAGCCGGTTTGCTCGAACCGGCAAAGCCGCCGATGTGGGGGCGAGTCGCCTATCGGCGTCGGCGGTCGCCCTGCGGCCGTCTAGGCCGCCTGTCGCATGGGAGCGGCAGTTCAGTCGTGGCAGGATTTCTATCGCGGCCCACTGCCATCCGCGGCACGTGCCTGAGCCGTTCCGCATCCGGTCGATGCCGATCGGCCCCGTGTATTCAGTTTTCAATGAGATCCCGGGGCTGCCGGTTCGCCCCGGGCCGCGTCATTCTCTCGCCGGCCGTTGTTGCTGGACGACGGGGCCGCTTTCTCGCCTGGTCGCGCGGGAGCCCTGCCGGCTCAGGTCCGGGGACGGCCGGGCGACCGTCACGTGTCGGTCGCCTGGCGGTATCCGCCGTTGCAGGTCACCGTCCCTACCCATTACCTTTCCTGTTACTCACGGCCCATCTGGTGGTATTCAGTTGTCAGGTACGTCATAGCGGCGGAGGGATTCGAACCCTCGACCTCCGGGTTATGGGCCCGGTGAGATAGCCACTTCTCCACGCCGCGGTATGCGGGCCCCGAGCATCGCCCGGACGTCGGTGGGGTCAGACGCCCTGGTCCCTGGTCCCGGGTCCCTGGTCCCTCGCGGCCCGCAGGGCCGCGCTCACCTTCCGCCAGTACTCGAGCGTCCCGGCCTCCAGGTGTCCGTCGGGTCCGCCGTTGTGCATTCGTGCCCGCTGCTGGTCTGTGGCGGCGCCGTATCGTCGCCAGTAGGCTTTGATGACGGTTTCGCAGTGGGGGCGGCTCCAGACCAGGCTCAGGTAGTCCCACCGAACCCCGGCGGTCTGGCAGCCGTCCGTCCAGTACGCCATCCCGATCTGGTACGGGCCTCGTGAGGCCCCGCCGTCCCCCACCGCGTGATCGTTCCCGCCGGATTCGACCTGGCGGATCGCGTCGAGCAGTTTTCGATGCGGCCCTTCTGCGCCCGGTCGGGCAGTCGCAGCCGCCCCCGCGGCTGCCCTTGTGTGCCTCGCTGCGGGCGGGGAGGGCGGCGCCGCCTGCAGGTCGTCGGCCTGGACGCACCCGGCGCTGATTTTGTTCCTGTTCACTGCCCCCTGGCCCCAGGTCCCTGGTCCCCGGTCCCTGCGATCGTGGGCGTATCCGGCGGCCACGATCACGCTCGTCCATCCGATCAGCCATGCGAGGATGAAGGCCCGGCCGAGTTTCTCGGTGCCGGCGGCGCCAGTTCCTCGCGAAGCACTGCTTTCAGAAAATCGCGGCCGCAGGCCTGCAGGAGCCTTCCGCCGTCGTCGATCGCGGCGGCGGCGATCTCCGCCAGGTCGCAGTCCCTCGTGTCGGGGTGCAGTGCCCGCAGCCCCGCCAGCAGCATCGCCGCCCGCCGGCGGAAGGCCTGCATCTTCCGCGGTCCCCGCGTCCTCGCCACGCCGAACGCCGTGGCGGCGTCTTTGGTCGAGAGCGTCGTCGCCGTCGCCCTTGCCGTCATGGGGAAAGCCTCCTGTAGCGCCCCTGCCCCCGGGGGCGCTACAAATTCGCGAAGATTTTTCCGTCGTCCGTTTCGCCTTCGGGGGCGCTACAACGCCTTCGGGGGCGCTACAGGTCGTCGAAAAAAAGCCCGACGGGTTCCGTCCGGCCGGGGGGGCGACAGTTTCGCGATGGTCGGCTTCCATGCTCGGCCCTACCATGGATCTCGATGATTCACGCCAGAGGAAATCGAACCGGCCGGGGCGCCAGCGCGGGGGGGGACGCCGGCGGCGCCCGGCCGATCCGTGTAGGGTCCGGCGGGCTCGCCCACCGAACCGGTGAGAACCCGACCACCGTCTTCGGCGGGGTCCTCGCGGAGCCCGGCACGGGGGGGAGCCGGGCGACCTCGTTTCGCGTCGGCCGCCTCGGCCGGCGTCGAACTCGTAAACACTTCCGGGTACTCGAAGCACTCGCAGCGTCCCGGCTCGGCCGCGTCGCGGCCGTCGCAGACATCCTGGAGGAACTGCTCGCAGTCGTTGCAGTGCGGGTCCATGTTGGCCAGGACGGGCTGTCTCATGCGACCGCCGCCTCCTGTCCCGCCTCGATCGCCGCCAGTTCGGCCAGCAGGTCGTCCCGTTCGCATCGGCCGGTTTCGGCGTCCGTGAAGCACGGGTGGACCGCGTCAGGATCCCGCGTGGGCATGCCCGGGCATCCGCCGGACATGCCGACGAACCGCCGGCAGTCGTTGCAGTGGGCGTTTCGATCGGCCGCTGCGACGCCGAACAGGACGCCGCGTCGCCGGGGCAGTTTCGCCCTTCCTTCGTCCACGAACCGGCCGAAGCGTTCGCGTCTCAGCTTGTCCTCG